GCGTTAGATTTGTATAATAGACAGGCCATTACTTCCATGATAATACCTCCTTGACTTTATTTAACAGATTTGGGTCTGTAACCTTATCCCCCAATACCCCGACTTCAGCAACTAACTCATTGATGTTATCGTTGTAAAATGCAATAGCTGCATTATCGCTAATACTATAAAGATAGTTATAGTCATGTTTCAATTGTTCCTTAACATACGATACTAATGGGGAATTCAATTCAGACATTGCTTGTTCGATACTATTATAGCGCTTTTTATTGGCTTTGTAAAATGCTTTAGCAGAATCCCAATGTTTTTTATGCGTTAGTTCATGAACCATGGTATCTTTAATGTTTTGAGCGGCAAAATAATTATCAGATAGAACTTTAGCAAATTCTATTTCCGAATGAAGTGCGTCACTCACAAATAGAATATCCTGCTTATAATCATACCCAGCAAAACCAGGGAGTCTTGATTTTTTTAAAAAAACAACTGTTGGGGTTGGAAAATCATTTAACTCTTTAAAGCTTGATTGGACATTGAAAACAGTATCTCTGATTTTCTTTGTGTTATCTTGTACCCAAAAATCAAAATTCGTTCCATTTAATTTCTTTGTTTTAACTCTGATATCATTTCCAACTGCAAAAGAGCGTTGCTTAGCCATTAAGTCCATTATAAACATATCCTGATTATACATCTTTTCCCCGTCTTCCGCAACATACTTGCTATACCACTCTTTATAAGTCATATCAGCAGGTACCAGCTCGGTCTTACCTGTCACTGGATTTCTTGCTCTGCGCTTCAGCTTGCTGTAGTCTGCGTCCTCATCGTATCCGACAGTAGTAGACCTACACCACGGATGCATAGGCGGACAATTGACGCCAGGGACAGCCTTATCCCTATCATAGACTTGATTATCATGCTCCTGACAAATGCGTGATGTACGCTTGTCTAAAACAGCCACAAAGATATACTTCTCTATATCCGCTTCCTCATAGCTGAGTAGTTCCATTTGGTTATGAAAAAAGGCTGATTCTGTCCGAACCAAACGCCTTGCATCATTCTGCCCCACATTGAACCTCTCAGCAATTGCTTGTGCAGTTTCTCGTGTTCCTCGTCCTGTCATGAGGCTCATAAGTAGTTCATCTTTTATGCTTGATGTAAGCTTCCCTGTATTCTTCCAGATGTCTGTAGAGTAGGTGCTTCCATCTCCTAACCAACTAAAAGACTGTAGATGTTTTATCTCGCTCTCAGGAAGCCCAGAAAAGCCATATGCCAGCCCTGTCTGCTGTTGCAGGTCAAAGGTAGCCTTGTAATAACTATCCTTCATCAAGTCGCTGTAAAAGGCATCTGAGCCTGTCTTCTCTGAATGATAGATAGATTCACGCATACGATCTAAATCGTCGCTCAAACGCTCTAAGCGCTTCATGCGAAAAGAATAAGCTGGACTGTCTAAGTCAGCCAGTAGCCTTTGGATATTCGGGTCATTCGGTCTTGCTTCAAGCACCTTACGAAGTTCATTCAGGTCTTTCTTGTCTTTCATGTTCTTCAAGACTTGTCTAGCATCTACCTGACTTAGACCATAATCACGTTGGAACTTATCAAAAATCTTATTGATTTCCTTATCCAAGTAAGTTTTAGCTTCTTGATAGACCTTATCGAACTGGTCCGCCTGCTTTTCGGCCTTGTCCATCTGTTGGTAAATCAGATTGGCTTTCCTCTTCGCCCAATACTCCTGATTCTTCATCCTCTACCTCATCTTCGGGTTTCGTGTTGTCTTGGTTAAACATAGGCATGTCTTCCATGTTCTTCTTTTTCTCTTCTTCCAAGGCTTCCAGCTCAGCGTCAGGATCTTCCACAAACGGCAAGAGAGAAATAAGCTGTCTATTAGTCACTTTACCTTCCAAATTGTTCACAATCTGAGATATTTCCAGTAAGTTCTTAGGCAAACCACGGCTGAACTGTGGAACGATTGAATGAGACTCTAGTGCAATCTGTTTCATGCCCAAGTAATGAGCGAAAATCGCAATTCGCTGGCGCAATCCACGCTTGTAGTTCGCTTCCTTGGTCTTGGTAATCATCTCAAGGCCCATCAGCTTGAATTCCATAGCTACGCCCGACGTGTTCCCTGCGAAGTTTTCATCAGTCAGGTTAGGCACATGGCTGAATGTGTAGATATCCTCTTTGAGAGCTGTGCGCAAGATTTCAGTAGCACTTTCGTCTAGCGTATTCTTCAAGAACTCAGCTCTTGCACTATCTCCAGGTAATTCCAAAAGACCCTCTTCAGAAAGAATCTTCATCGCTACCTTGGCGTCTTCTGGTGTGTCTGCTAACTGCGTGCCATACAAGACAAGGATAGATTCTACTGCTTGCTCCTTGTCATTGACACGGTTACCCATCAAAGAATTATAAGCGTCAATCAAGCTCATCTGTTGCTCATAGTCTCCAATTGCAAAGTGATTGTTGCGATATTCGATAATCGGGATTTGGCCAAGGTTATGAGGTGTTGCCTCTTCAATCTGCGATGTTCCTGAATCTGTACTTCTCAACACCATGTGATAGTGCAGATTTTCGGTAAAGACTTCTGCCTGATACTTGGTAGTGTCTTTCGTATCGTCCTTCACTTGATAGTAATAAACCGCAAACAAAGGCTTCCGCTCAATACTATCATCGTAGACCATAAAGGTATTTTCTGGATCAATACTAGTTGAGTCCAACTCAGTCAATCCCTCTTTAGCGTAGATATATTCATAAGCACGACCATAGATGGCCATGTTTAAAGCGTTCTGAGTGTCTACTTGGTCAATCTCAGCACCGTCAAAAGCTGTAAGTAGTTCATCGATATCACCTTCAGCAGTATTGTTATACTTGATAGGATTACCCATAAAATAGCCTGTAGCCGTGTCTGCGATATCTTTGGCATGATTAGCTACCGTCTTGTAATTTGGTGCGTTCACGTTGCGTCTCGTGTGTTCTAAGATAGCATGCTCACCCAAGTAGTAGCTTTTAAGCTTCTTCAAATGTGAGCCTTCAGTGCTATGCTTCGTTATCAATTTGTAAATCAGGTCTTTCTTCAAAGCCCCCTCATCATATTCATCCCGTGGATAGGTTAAATATTGGTACATGTCTTTCCTCTCTATAAACCATAATCAGAACGTCTGCGGACGGTTGCTTTCGGTTGTGAGTGTTGTGAGTAAATCGCATAACGCACCGCATCCAGCACGTCGTCATTCTCTTTCACTGGTTCGCCTGTCTTTTCATTCCAGATGTATTGATAGACTTCATCTTTGAACTTGCTGACCTTGTTTGATACAACAAAAAAGCGCCCAGCTTTCATCAGCTTGGCTACTTCTTCAATACCAGACAATACCGCTTTATTAGCGTTGAATGTTCTTAATTGCTCTCTTTGGAATCTTGCAACGTGTTCAGGTCGTGCGCTATCTGCCCAGAACGTAATATTCCCGTATCGTTCCTTGATATTCTTAGCGAGGTCTACCCAAAAGTCTATCTCTTTGTACTGATGCGCATGTTCCTCTAACAAATAAACTGAACCGTCAGATGTTTCTCCAATAACAACAATAGAGCCAAAGTGTTCATATCCCCAGTCAACACCAGCATAGACTTTAGTGATATCTTCTGGTACGTTATCCACAAACATATTCTCGCTAAAATCACGATAAACAACGCCCTCACCAGTCACCCACAAACCAAGAATGTCTCTGTCGTAAAATACACCAGCCGGTGTGGCATTCTTGATATTCTCACGGTATCTATCAGACATAAAAGTATTATCATCTAACTTAAAATGAAAGTCTATGATCATATCGTCTCCAGAGTTGATATAATCCCGTCTGAGCCAGTGTGTCGGGATGTCTGGGTTACTGTCCCAAACAATCCTTGCACCTTCTCCTGAGCAACGTGAGATGATTTCCTTGAATACTTGTTCATTAGCAAGAGATGCCTCGTTTACATAAGCTCCAAAAGCAGTAAAACCACGGGCGCGTTTTAAACCAGATATAGAACCGGTGTAGACTTGAACCACCTTGACACCGCAAAGGGTAAAAGCTCCGTGCTTATCATATTTAGGTTCAATATCAAACATGTTATACAGTTCCTGAATGATATTGTTTTGTATCGATGTTGAAGATGTTCCAGCTAAGATATACATCGGCTCATCTATGTTTAATCTATCCGCTGTTTCTCTCACTCGTGCAATCTCATTCATGAAGACCATGTTGTTTAGAACAGTTTTACCTGAACGTTTTGCACCATGGAGACCACAGATAAAAAAATCATCGTTTAATACCCGTGTAAGCACTTCTTCTTGTCGTTTCGTAAATTTATTTGTCGTCAAAAGCACCTCTCAAAGCCCTAGCAAATTCTATCAGTTTATCGTCTTGTTCATTATCCACACCGATTTGTGATTTGAGTTTTTCTATTTCAAGTTCTAGTTTCTCAGCTTGTTTAGCAGTCGGATAACGCTTCAATATTTCAGCTATCGCTTTAATAACTGTGTTATTATCTGCCTTTTTCGTAACTCTATCCACCTCGCCAGTGACAGGGTTCATCATCAAAACTTCCTCAAGTCGCTGACCTCTTGCGATGTCTGAGAGAATTGAAAGAGCCTCTTTAGCACTCAAAATGTTTTCGTCGTGCATCTTTTCAGTTTCGGTTTGTATAAACGTTTTAATGCTTGCATTTTCTAGCAATTTACTAGCAGTTGTTTTAGCATACGCTTCACTATAACCAGCGAATATTGCGGATTGATAGACATTACCAGTCCTCAAATACTCGCTTGCAAACATCTTTTGTCTTTGATTTAACCCAATGTCCATCACCTCCATTCAAAAAATCAAAAAAAGCCACACGATGTGCGACCTTTAATAAGTTGATGGCGATGTCCGGAATCGAACCGAAAAAAATACATAGGAGAGAAAACCACTTACCTGTCACCGCCAAAACGAGGTCGAAACCTCGAAAATAAAAATGAAAAATATAAGG